TGGGTTGAGGAAAACGCAGAAAGCCTTGTAAAGGCAGATGCCGAGGAAAACGGAACGACCTTTGAGGAAATCGACAGCATCGACTTTACGGAAAAGGAAATCGATGACGATGCCCTTTTCGATGAGGAGTACGAAAACGCCTGCGAATTTGAATGGGTGACTCCCCACGGGGTGGGGAGATGTCCCGAAGGGACAGAGGGGACGGGCACCTGTTAGGTGTGCCAGACCGGACGGTAATCCAAAACCCACAATCCAAGACCAAAGCCCCGAAAGGGGCTGCGGCTCGTACAGCCACTGTGTTGCCCTGTCCGGCGTGGTTTTGTTTCCACCGAGTGGTTTTCCCTTTCCTACAAATGCCCCACACAGGGCAACGTGGGGCTTGCTTTTTTGGTTGGTATCATACACAATTTTCTGCTTTCATCTTTGTGCAGAATATGCTAGAAATTTCGTTGACTTCTCTCGGCGGTTATGGTAATATACATCATGCCAAAAGGCAAAAACAACGAAAACCGGAGGAAAAGACAATGTGGACAGAAGGAACAATTCAGGTAGGAACGAGGACTTTTCACTACTGGGTGAAACATTACGAGGAGCCTTCCACTTTTGGATATGAGGAAGGCAGAGCCTCGAAAATCTCCCTGCGGCGGAATGGCAAAACGGTGTTCAATTTTGACCGGGGCATGGATATTCCGCTGGAGGATGAAGAAACCGAAACTGCACTGGCGATCCTGCTGAAACAGTACAACTGATTTTTCCAAAACCGAATCCCACAAGCCGGAGCCGAAAGGCTCTGGCGGTCGTACACCTGATTTTTGTTCGTGTATGGTACACAAGAAAACGTAGAAATTTCGGCGTTTTTTCTGTTCATTTAGCCGCTTGCTATCCTTGAATTTGTATGGTAACATGGTTACAATGGGAATAGAATCTCGATTAAAAAAAAGCCCACCGGGGCATAAAAATAAATGATACAGACTTGCTTTTTGGCAGGTCTTTTTTGTTGGGGGGTGAGAACAATGGCAAGATTTAAACCAACACGCTTTATGGCGAAAGATTCAAAATATGATAAAAAGGCGGCAGACTATGCTGTTTCCTTTATCGAATGCCTTAGCCATACCAAAGGCACATGGGCGGGAAAGAAATTTGAACTGCTGGACTGGCAGGAACAGATAATCCGTGACCTGTTCGGAATCTTGAAACCGAACGGCTATCGACAGTTTAACACGGCTTACATTGAGATTCCGAAGAAAAATGGCAAATCAGAGCTTGCTGCTGCCGTTGCTCTACTATTAACTTGCGGTGACGGTGAAGAACGTGCCGAAGTTTACGGTTGTGCTGCCGACCGCCAACAGGCTGCCATTGTATTTGATGTAGCTGCCGACATGGTGCGAATGTGCCCTGCCCTTTCCAAACGAGTGAAGATCCTGACCTCACAAAAGCGTATTGTGTACATCCCGACCAACAGCTTCTATCAGGTGCTTTCTGCTGAAGCCTATAGCAAACATGGTTTCAACATTCACGGGGTTGTGTTTGATGAACTTCATACGCAGCCGAACCGAAAGCTCTTTGATGTTATGACCAAAGGCTCCGGCGATGCCAGAATGCAGCCTTTATATTTCCTGATTACCACCGCCGGAACTGACACAAATTCAATCTGCTATGAAGTTCACCAAAAGGCAAAGGACATTCTGGAGGGCAGAAAGCATGATCCGACTTTCTATCCGGTTATTTATGGTGCAGATGAATCGGAAGATTGGACTGACCCGAAGGTTTGGAAAAAGGCAAATCCAAGTCTGGATAAGACCATCGGCATGGATAAGGTGGTGGCTGCGTGTAATTCTGCAAAGGAAACTCCCGGTGAAGAAAATGCTTTTCGACAACTGCGTTTGAATCAGTGGGTAAAACAGGCGGTGCGTTGGATGCCGATGGAAAAATGGGACAAATGCAAGGTCGCTTTTGATGAAGAGATGCTTGCAGGTCGTATCTGCTACGGTGGGCTTGACCTTTCCAGTACAACAGATATTACAGCTTTTGTACTTGTCTTTCCACCTACTGAAGATGATGAACATTATTATGTTCTGCCTTACTTCTGGCTGCCGGAAGAAACACTGCCACTCAGAGTAAGACGTGACCATGTTCCATATGATATATGGGAGCGACAAGGCTATCTGAAAACTACCGAAGGCAACGTTGTTCACTATGGTTTTATCGAAAACTTCATTGATGAACTGGGGCAGAAATTCCACATCAAAGAGATTGCTTTTGATAGATGGGGTTGTGTGCAGATGTCGCAGAATCTTGAGGGGTTGGGATTTACGATGGTTCAGTTCGGTCAGGGTTACAAAGATATGAGCCCGCCGACCAAGGAACTGATGAAGCTGACTTTGGAACAGACCCTTGCCCACAATGGACACCCTGTTTTAAGGTGGATGATGGACAATATTTTCATTCGCCGTGACCCTGCCGGAAACATCAAGCCGGACAAAGAAAAATCCACAGAGAAGATTGACGGTGCGGTTGCCATGATCATGGCTCTTGACCGTGCGATTCGCTGTGGACTTGGTAATTCTGGGGTGAGTGTTTATGATGAGAGGGAGATGTTGATTTTATAGATGTAGTTACCCCTACAAATGGGAATTTATTGGTGTGGTTTATACCAAATATCTATTTCTTCTTTTTCTGGAATTTCAAACAGAGAAGAAACTTTATTTAGTAATCCCTCATTAACATAAAAACTTGATCCGCCATTTCCAGATATGACTTCATTATTTCTTTTTTCAATATTTTCATACCAAGTCTTATCATCAATATCAATATAATGCATTTCTACCAAAACCCCATTATTTTCTCCATATCTTTTTATTTCTTTCCTGTTTTCTTTCGTCCAAAATCCCCAATCTAAAATTACAGTGCATCCTGCATTTACAATTTCCACTGCTTTTTTTCTTAAATATAAATTAACTCTTATAGCAAATTCATCATAGCCGTCACCTTGTTGATTATTTGTTAAATCATAGGTTACTTCATCTGTAGATAAAATCACAGCATGCTCTTGTTCTTTTAATCGATTAGCATAATATGTTTTACCACAACCAATCTTTCCACATATACAAAGTAATTTTGCCATAACACACCTCACTTACAAATTCCGATTTGTAGAGCAACTGCTCTGCATTCTGTTTAGCATATTATACCACACCCTTGTCCCTAAAGTCAAGAAAGGAGCTGATTCTCATGGGTATTTTCAGCGGACTATTCAAGTCCAGAGATAAGCCGACTAACAGCTATGATAGCCCGTCCTACACATATTTCTTTGGGCGAGCAAACAGCGGTAAACGTGTCACCGACAGAACAGCATTACAACATATTGCAGTTTATGCCTGTGTGCGTGTGCTGTCGGAAGCAATTGCTCAGCTACCACTACATTTGTACAAATACAACGATAAGGGAAAAGAGCAAGTGCCACAACACCCGCTTTACTTTTTGCTCCACGATCAGCCGAATCCTGAAATGACTTCTTTTGTTTTCCGAGAAACACTGATGTCCCACCTTCTGATTTACGGCAATGCCTATGCACAGATTATCCGAAACGGCAGAGGTGATGTTTTAGGACTATACCCTTTGATGCCGGATAAGATGAAAGTTGACCGTGATGAAAAAAACCGCCTGATATACATTTACAGCCGTTACGATGAGGCAAATCCGAATTTGAAAGAACAAGGCGACATCGTTCTTTATGCTGATGAAGTCCTACACATTCCGGGTTTAGGATTTGACGGACTGGTTGGATATTCGCCGATTGCACTTGCAAAAAATGCAATCGGCATTTCTATTGCCTGTGAGGAATATGGAGCATCGTTTTTCGGAAACAACGCAAATCCAAGCGGTGTGTTAGAACATCCTGGAGTAATCAAAAATCCCGATAAACTAAGAGATGCATGGCACAGAGCCTATGGCGGAAGAAATGCACACAAAGTCGCTGTTCTGGAAGAAGGCGTAAAGTTTACACCGATCTCAATTCCGAATAATGAAGCACAGTTTCTGGAAACCCGAAAGTTTCAGATTGAAGAAATTGCAAGAATGTACAGAGTGCCGCTCCATATGATCGGTGACCTTGACCATGCCACATTTTCTAATGTGGAACATCTCTCTTTGGACTTCGTGAAATACAGTCTTGATCCGTGGATTGTTCGCTGGGAACAGGGATTACAGAAGGCTTTGCTTTCCGATTCAGAGAAAGGCAAGTATTTCATCAAATTTAATGTTGAGGGGCTCTTGCGTGGTGATTACGCATCGAGAATGCAAGGATA